CAATCAAATATGAATATCAAGGAGACGAAGAGGAGTATAATCCAAGCTGGGCATAAAGCAGTTGAAGAGCTCATTAAGGTAGCAAAAGAAGCTATCGTGGATAGTGGAGATGATATCACAGCAGACAGACTTAAAAATGCTGCCGCCACTAAAAAACTCGCGATATTTGATGCTTTTGAAATACTTAACAGAATCCAAGAAGAAGAAAATCTCCTTGAAGGCAAAGAACCTGAAGAGAAGAAAGAGAGAGTGTTTAAAGGATTTGCAGAGGGAAGATCGAAATGATGTATGAACAAAGTTTAGTTAAAACAATAGAACCTGTTAAAAAAACTACTATCAGTAGACTTAACAAGGGTAAAAAATGGAAATATGGATATGATAAAGAACATGATATTATCGTTATATCAAAAACTGGTCAAATTGGCGAAATACTTGAAGTGCAAAACTTGCGGATTGCTTTGCCCAAATTGCCAGTGCAAGTATACAAGCATGAAAAAAACAAATGGGTAAAAACTGATCAACCCAAAGAACTAGAACGTCTTAAAAATATATTTGATTGGAGAGGTTATCCAGATGATCAAAAAGAAAAGTGGTACGAATATATAGATGAAGAGTTTAACAGAAGAGATAATGGTTTTTGGTTTACGAATAACAGTAAACCCATATATATAACAGGCGCTCACTATATGTACTTGCAATGGAGCAAGATAGATGTTGGCGCGCCCGACTTCAGAGAAGCGAATAGGTTATTCTATTTATTCTGGGAAGCTTGTAAAGCTGATAAAAGATGTTACGGAATGTGTTACTTAAAGAACAGAAGATCAGGGTTTTCATTCATGTCATCCGCAGAAACAGTTAATTTAGCCACTCTTGCAGGTGATAGTAGATATGGAGTGTTATCCAAAACAGGATCAGATGCTAAGAAAATGTTTACTGACAAAATTGTACCTATTAGTATAAATTATCCATTTTTCTTTAAACCGATTCAAGATGGTATGGATCGCCCAAAAACAGAATTAGCATATAGAGTGCCAT